CTACTAGGGTGCTGGGACATGTCTCTAAGTGTCGCTGATTGCCTAATCTCACCACATGTGATATACTTTATATATCATCACACTATCAGAAAGGAACCTTGTAATGGCGGCCAACAGCCTCAGTAACAAATTCATGAAAGTCCTCAACGAAGTCCCCAACTTCGTCACCGACGAAACCGCACAGGCAGGCAAGAAGACTTACAAGTATCTCAACCTTGCTACAATCCTCAAGACCATTAAACCGGTTTTCGAGAAACACGGTCTGGCATTCAGCCAGCGCGTCACGTTCGACAACGCAGGAGAAGCACGGCAAGTCATTGGAACGGTGGAGACCGTCATCTTCGACTCTGAAGAACAAATGGTGGCGTGCTCTTACCCGTTCTTCGTGACCGGCGACCCGCAGCAAGTAGGCAGCGCGATCACCTACGCCCGCCGCTACAGTCTCTACGCGGTGTTGGGCATCTTCCCCGACAAGGACGATGACGGCGCGTATGCCAAGCAACGGTATGAGACCGCAGACCGTCCCATAAGCGCGGAGCAGTACGCCTATCTGGTCAAGGAAATGGACGTGCACAACATCCCATCGGAGGCGCGCGGCGAGTTTATCAACGGGACTCTGAACCGTCAGGTCAGGGGATGGAAAGGACTCACGCAAACCGACCTCAACAGTCTGATGAACGCCGTCAACCGAATGTGAGTGGCATTTCGCGCTTGCGCACTTTTGGAGTTTTGCTTAAAACAAACCGATTTATAAGCCCTCTTATTCCAGCAAGGGGGGGCTGAAATGGAGTGTCAAAATGTATACCGTTAATGAGACCTACAAGAATATCGAAGCCGAGTTCAAGCCCCGCAGCAAGTGGGGCCATGGCGTGAAGGATACCGCGCTGGCATTGCTTGATTCGCTCGACATGCCCGAAACGGTTCTTCCCGACCACTTCGGATCGCGTCGCGCGCTGTTGCTGAACGGCGCGGACAATTGGCGGGAATACAGTTACGGCGGGTGCGCTCTCGTGTACAACGTGGATATCGCCGCCCGGTTCTTCACCCCGTCCGAAATACGCCGGTACATGGCTGATGGTCATGATGCAAGCATGGCGTTCCGTGGAGAGCCTATGCTTGACTTGCAGGCGCGTGCCCTCAGACAGGCGGAGCGTGTTATCAGCCGGTACGCGCGGGAACACTGAGAGGCAAGTCATGTGTGAGAAGTGCCCCATCGATCAACGTTACCCGTACTACGGTTTTCCTGTGACGCCAGACTCCCGCAAGCTGCGGGATGAGGCCGAACGTTGCCGTGAGAGCGCCTTGCGCTGTTTTATCGCCGAGAGCGACTGTGATAATCCGAAACGTGCTGATGCATTGTGGCGCGAAGAGTGTCGCAATACCGCTGAGGCGTGTTTCTTGTGCAGCAATGCGCGTCGTCTGGAAATGGAAGAAGCCCTACAGTGTCGGGCTATCGACTATCCCAATTGTCCTAATCGCAAGCGTATGCGCTGACTTGTTTCGGGTTTTCGGGCGTGAGCCTATCAGTCACGCCCATAAATCACCGTTGATTATCCACGTCCTACTAGGACATTGGGACATGTCCCTGCGTGTTGCTGATTGCCTAATCCCACCACATGTGATATATTATATATATCAAGCAAACGGCTTGAGCTTATACCCCAAGGAAGGACAAACCAAAATGATTAGGCTTATTGACAACAACAAGGCAGTTGAAATCTCTATCCGTGAGTGGGATGAGGAGAACTCACAGTACGGGCCCGACCAGTCGGCCGACTTCTTCGAGGTCGGCGGGCTGGAGACCGTCAGTGAACCGGAGCTCGCCTACATCGTGGATGACGTCGATTACTGCATCGATCAGGCCGACGACATGGTGGCCGGTGAGGGAGACTACAGCTATTGCGAGCCTCAGCCGAGGCTGAAGGTACTTGTTGTCGATCTCGACCGGAGCGCATACCCAATCTGTAAAAGGAGTTGAACACAAACCATTATCAGTAATCACATTCCATATTCAAGATAGAAGACTTGTGGGCGGGACTCGTCACCCGCCCACACCCAACCGAAAGGACAACATCAATGAAGATCATCAATGTATCGCAAGCCCACGAAACAGAGGCATGGCTCGACGAACGAGTGGGCCGTATCACCGGCACCAAAAGCGGCGGACTCGCCTTGGAACACTACGCTCAGACCGACGTAGAAAAACTTAAAGAGTACCGAGACAAGGCGTTGGAACAAGCGAAGAAGGCGAAGACGCCAGACAAAGCCAACGAGTATTACACGAAGGCCCAGAACTACGATGAGAAGATCGTGGACGCCGAAGCCAAGAACAAGCGGCTTAAGGTCGGCGTGGACTTCTGGAAGTTTCTAGCGGAACTGTGGGCAGAACCAGCGGACGGTGAACCTCCGATGGAACGCGGCCACCGTCTCGAACCCGAGAACATCCAGATCACCCTCAAAACGCTTGGCTTCAACCCCGTCGATTGCGTCCCCGATTGCGGTATCTGGGAGAGTGACGACGACAACCGTATCGCGTGCAGTCCAGACGCCTACGAGAACACTGAAAAGCCGACGTGGGCCATCGAATGCAAGTCGCTCGGATCAGCCTACCATTTGCAGACCGTCGTACCGTGGATGATGCACACGGACGCCATGAGGGCTCATATCGCCAACCTCAAACCTGAACTGGTCGAAGTCATTGAACAGGTGTTGCCCGAATACACTCTGGACTCTAAGGCGACCGGCTTCGACTTCATCCCCGACCAATACAAAGCACAGGTGCTCCAGTACTTCGTCGTGTGCGATTCGCTGGAAGTCCTGTATTTCTCGATGTTCGACCCGCGCGTGGTCGGAGCCGCACACCATCAGGTCATCCCCGTGTACCGCAAGGACATCACCGAAAAAATCGAGAACCATAAGCGTAGCCAGTTGGCCACGCTCCATATCTCCGATGTGCTGGCCGACGCTCTGGGGGTGACGTTCTGATGAAAACCGCAACGATCTTGGAAAGCCCTGACATGTTCGTCCTGTTCGACGGATGCCCCACATGCAAGCGGCAGAGCGCCGTTTATCTGATGACGTGCCGCGTGTACGCCCAACAGATGGGCCGTAGGCTCCGTATCGTGTCGTCGGGAAGCCCCACCGCCAGAGGTATACGCGCCATAGCCAAAGACCAAGGGGTAACCGTGCGATACCCGATGATCTTGCTGGACGGATTGATTTACTTCGAGCCGCAAGACATCAGCCTTGACGATTATCTAGTGGACGATGACGAACCAGAAGAAGAGGAGGAGCCCAATGAAGAATAACATTTTGACCAGCGACGTGCTGGAACTGTTCGACCGTAACCATATCACCGCGAACACTCTTCGTAAGTTCGTGGTGGAGAGCGTTGCCGACTTTCTAGGAGACAACAAGCATGACAAGGTGTGCGGCAAACTGTTTGACCGTTGGTATCAGCACGTTCGACGCTCCATTTGGGTAGGTGCCGCTCAATACGTCTTGCAACAGCACGGTTTCGGTCACGACGAAGCCATCAACGAGGCGAAACAACTCTATGAAGACCTGTACGCGGACTACAACAAGCGTTATCACTGCTGGCGTCGCCACGAGGAAAGGAAAACCGATGAAGACTGATGGCAATTGGTGGACTGCTGTGCTTGCGGCTGGAATCACGGCTGGATACGCGACCACTGTCGTACAGCTCTCACCCGGCCCCGGCTATATGTTCTCCGCGCTCCGCCGCAAGCTGACCGTAAAGACCGAGAACCTGTCCAACTCGCTCCCCACGTGGGCCAAGGATTACGTGGGGAGTCTCGACGAACTCGCCTATTGCGGCTGGTGTCTCAGCCCGTGGGTGTCGCTTCCGGTGTGGGCGATGGCAGCCAAGATCAACGGGGTACGGTTCGGAGTCAAGTGGGTGGCCGGGTGGATTGTGGCCGCTGGCATGGCCGCGTTCCTCCGCCACTCGGCTGAAACGGCGGTGGCGTAATGTTCAGCAAACAACAGGTTCATGTGCTGTTGATTCTGTGGATGGCTAAGCGTCCGCTTACCCATGAGGAAATCGAACGTATGGCGGTTTTAGCGAAGTATGACGATACTCCGCAGGGATTGAGGACGCGCATGATCGAGCTTGAGCGTTCCGGTCATGTGTACCGTGTCGATCGGGATGGTGTGAACAGTCGGCACCGTCATTGCTGGCGGTTCGCGCTGACTGACGATGGGCGCGAAGCCATTAGTGAGCTGTTTGGCGAAACAGAAACAATGTGATATTATCTATATATCACACATCGTATGGAGGTGAAACATGCGCAAGCAAAACAAAATCAAAACCGTAATCAACGGCCAAGAAGTCACCGTGGAACAGGACAGCCAGACCGGCCAGTTCTTCACACGACAGAACACCGGCAACATCCCAGTTGACTACGCGACTATCAGCGACAGGGTGACCATCGGCCAGTGCATCAAATACTGGCGTCTACGACACGGGTATTCACAAGCGGAACTAGCCGAACGAATCGGCGTCGCCAGCCCAAACGTAATAGCCATGTGGGAAAACGAACGCCGCAAACCGCAAAAGCAATACCGGTTGCGGTTGGCCGAACACCTCGGCTATGACATCCTGACCAAAGACTAGAACCTTGCACGATTAATCCAATCATCATCACACCAAAGGAGCAACAATGGAAACCATCAACTATCTGACCTCGATCATCAGCCTCTTGCAGAAAACCCCCCAAGCACAGGAAATCATCGACACCCAAGGACTCGGACAGGAACTCACGTTCGGTCAAATCGGGATTAAAGACGCCAAAGCGTTCCTCAAACTCTACGACGTTCTGGGCAGCGTTGAAGGCGTTAAGATCACGGCCATTCATGAATGCAAGACAGACACCGATAAGCAATATTTCTTCAAACTCGTCTCCCCGATAACCTTGTACTTCTTCCACTGCGAAGGAGTATCCGAGTGAGCAAAACAGACCCTGATATCGAAACCCGTATGAAAGTGTTCCACCGAGACCACGGCAGATGCTTCATCTGTGGGAGAACATTAAGCGCCTCCGCTTTTAATCTGCATCACCGGCGTATGCGCTCACACGCTTGGGAAGGATTAAACCTACCAAGCAACCTGATTACCGTCTGCGGCTCGGGTACTATGGGATGCCACGCACGCATCCACGCCCACCCAAAGGAATCATACGTAAAAGGATGGCTGGTCAGCGCCTACAACGATCATCCAGAAACCGTTCCAGCATTAAGTGAATACAGGAACCGTGAGTATCTGCTAAACAACTAAAAAAAACTAGCCCGGCATTAGCCATCAAGACCAGTGCCGGGCTAATTTAATCGGTCATCACACCATCGCTCGAAAGGAGCAACACCAGTCTACCACTTGGAAACACCAGTGTAGATGTGGTTCACGCTTCCTCACGCCACCCCTGCGGGTAAGCGTCCGGGGTCCACACGCAACCGTCGTAGATGCACGTGTAGTGCTTCCCGTTGTAGGTGATTTTGTCGCCTACGTGATAGGCGTCGTGCGCTCCGGTAGGCTGCTTGTATTCCGGCCACTTGTCGGCTGGTTTCTCTAGTTCGCCGGGTTCGGTCGGAGAATCGGCTTCCAGCTTGTTCAGACGCTCTTCGACGGTTGTCTCCCATTCCTCGATGGCCTTCACACGGTCGGCCAATGGGGCGTAGGAATCGTCGGGTTTGGCGTTCGTCTGCGCCTGTTCGAGAAGCTGTTTCATCTCCTCCTCGGTAAGTTCGCCCATCGCATACATGGTCTTGATGCGCTGGGTGAGGTCTGCGAGGTCGTAGCCTCCGGCGTTGATGATGGTTTGGAATGTTTCGAACATTGGTTATGCTCCTTGGCGGAACAAGTCGGATGCAATTGTCATCATTACCTCACTTGGAGATGCCTGCGTAATGGACGCCGAACATTCCAGCCACGCCGGAGCCGACCAGAGCGCAAGCGCCACCCATCACAGCCACCCACGACGGCACGTCCGGTACGGCGCTCACGAAACTCAGCACCGCACCGGCGATACCAACCAGTCCGGAAACAAGATACGCCCACTTACGAGTCGCTGCGTTGAACGTCGGCACGTAATTATCATTGCCGTCCGCCACTTCGTTATTGATCTCGGTGTCCTTGGTCGGCTCACCAGTATTAATGTTCATAACAAACCTCCTATCGAATAGTTTACTTGATGCGGATTGTCTGGCCCGCGTAGATCACGTCAGGGTTGGCGATACCGTTCAACGCCACCAGATTGGAAACACTGGTACCGTACTGGGCGGCGATACCACTCAATGTGTCACCGGGCTGGATAGTGTACGTCGTAACGGACGGTGACGGTGTAACGGACGGTGACGGTGCTCCGCCCGGCAGTTTCAACACCTGACCCGGATAAATCAGATTCGGGTCGGCAATGCCGTTAATCTGCTGGAGAGTCTGCCACGAAGCCCCGTACTTGGCGGCGATACCACTCAGCGTGTCCCCCGACTGCACCGTATACGTGCCGCTACCGGGCTGAACCGTATTGGCAGTGCCATTGATCTTCAGCACCTGACCCGGATAAATTAGATTCGGGTCAGATAGATTATTAATCTGAGCCAGCACCTGCCAGCTAGTCCCATACATCGACGCGATACCACTCAACGTGTCACCAGAGCGCACCGTATACGTGCCAGACGCGGGAGTAGACGGAGCAGGAGCGGAAGGGGTCGGCACGTTGGTCACACTCGAATGACCCGCCTTATACGCATTCCAAGCGTTCACATCACCATAGAACTTGTCAAGGTCAAGACTGCCTGAATATCCGGGCAGACGACCATTGCCCGAATACTGGCGTATCGCGCACATATACGCGCCCTCGTTCCACGGCGTATCCTGATATCCAGTAGCGTCCATATTCGCGTACTGAGCCACCCACAATCCACGATCTCCAATATTCTGAGCATCGTTAAGCATGGACGCTCCCACGTAGACGATAGGCTGGGAGCCTGTACGCTCGTACACGCGGTCACAGAACGACCTAATCCACTGCTGTGCAGACGCGCCAGACCCGAACAGTCCGTTACCCTGTGCCTCCCAGTCCAAGCACCATACAACCTTGCCAACCCAATTCGCGCAATTGTTCACAAAAAAGTCAGCTTCGGAGACGGCGTTACCACCGTTGGCGTAATGGTATACGCCCACGCACTTTCCCAGACTCAACGCCTGCTCCACCTGCCGAGCGCAATCCGCTGAAACGTACCAGCATCCCTCCGTCGCCTTGCTGATGACGAAATCACACGGTACGGCAGACAAGTCGATACCAGCCTGCCAATTACTAATGTCGATACCGTTCAAAGCCATCGAAACTCCTCCTATAGATTGATTGTGTAGAAGAACAGCCACGCCATGCATAAAACGGCGTAGGCCCTTATCAGGACGTGGACTATCAACGAGACGACGGCGAACATCAAGACAAGGATCAGCCACCGTTTGAAACGTCTCATAAGATCATCTTATCATCGAACGAATCGATATTATTATGGCCGATAATGTCCATTATGTGCGGCGCGACGGAACATGGAAACAGAAGAACGTCGTGACCCACCCATACGCTACGGTTGAGTTCACTAGGTCAGACGGGCAATTGGCAGTCAATAACGGAATGACATTAATGCGCATGACGCTTACCCATAACGACTTCGACGGCGTATCTATCGTGGACGATGGCAACGGGTCGAACGTAACGAACCTACCCGTAGGCGATTACTCTATCTATGTTTCAACCCCCCTGTCGATTAACGCTGGATGGATGAACCTCAACGTCGGTGTCAGTAGTGGCGTAACGAATTTAGGCCCGCTCGTGAGCGAACAATTAACGGGGAGTAACGGTTACACACGATTGAATCTGGACACTGCGCTGAGAGTGCCCCAGCCGAACACGAAGATACGGGTCTTCATGAACAACAACGTTTCAGGCACAATGCGAGAAAAAGGGTTCATGTTTCTGAATCGTCTTGGCTAGTCATTATCTCCGGCCAGTTCCTCAAGCGATGCAATACGGTCTCGTAGATCATCAGGCAACGACGGTTTAGGATGATTCTCCAAAAATTCAGGTTCGATAATCTCGCAGAACTTGGACAGCCAATGCCCCAACGCGCGAATATAGCCAGTCTCAAGGTCAATCGTGTATTGCATTGCATCACGGTTTTTGATTAGTGCGCTTATTTTCTGGTCTTGGGCGTCTATCTGCCGTTTCATTTCCCCTTGCGCTGAGACTAGTGCCTGATATGCGCTGGTAAGGTCTGAACGACGGTTGGTCAACCATGTTATGAGTCCTCCGAGGGCCACGCCGCCTACGCCGATGATTGCAGTGAGAATATCAGTCATAGTCTCTATTTTAGACCGTGCCGATAATGTCCATTATGTCAGGAATGGCGGGACGTGGAAGCTGAAACGTAAGACGATTACGTTCGGCAGTGTCGGGAAAAACACAGTCGTGGGCACCGTGCCGAATGTCGGCAATATCAGCCACGCATACGGAATGGTGTTGCTTGGTTCAGGCAGTACAATACCACTGGCGTTCTTCCACCCGGACTACCCGAATCGCGCGGCATCGTTCAGCATCAACGCATCTGGCCAGATTTTCATTCTGTACGGTTCCGAAAACACGTTGCAGAGAGGGCGCATCACAATTTGCTGGGAGTATTAGCCATCATACTTGATTGGATACACGATGCCAGCGGATAAGGAAACCGAATTACCGTATCCGTTGAACGAAACCAACAGACCTTGCGAAGTCACCATACAATAACCATACGAAACGACCTGTAGACCAACGCGACCCGTTAATGTCCCGTAACACTCAAAATAAGGTGTTGCAGGTTTGTAATCTTGCACATATGCATTGAAAGACCCAGTGGAACCCTGATATGTGCGATTCGCGCTAATCGTGCAAAACCCGTTTCTAACACACTCGGTTATAGACCATCCGCCATGTGAACTGGTTTTCAACGCATCTGAAACCCACGTCCCGCTATTCCTGACATAATGGACATTATCGGCCATTGTCACAGCCTCCTGCCCGTCCACCGCGTCAATGGTGTTAAGCTGTTCAAGATTACGCGCCATCAGGATAGCGCTGTTGCGAATCATCGGAGCCACATCCGACGCGACACCGGCGGCCACCTTGGCAATCACAAGACCGTTGATCTTCGAGTCAGGCGTGCCAGCGGTGAATACTTCGATTTTGCCGCGCGGAGTCGTGCCGTGCGATTGCGACGGGTCTTCCACCGTGATAGCGATTTTGTAATTGTTAGTCGAATCGGCGAGATTAACTGTCGTGTTCGTGGTGATGGCGTATGTGTACGCGCCGAGCCCATCCCACGGGCTGATGGTACCGCAATGAGCCTTGACCGTAGCAGTCAGGCCGCTCACCGTGACCAGAGGACTCGGGGAACCGTAGCGGATGCCAGACAAACCGTTGAACGCGGTACCATCGGACGGTACTAATAGAGGATTGATGGCATGCCTGTAATCGTCCGCCGTATACTCCGGGGAACCGTTTTTCGCGGTAAGCGGGTGCATGATGATAGCCATAATCATTCCTCCGAATCGTCTACGACCATTTTATCTTTGTCAGTGGATAGAGCATCAACCTTAGCTTTGAGCGCGTCCAATTCATCCGCTACGTGTTGAGCGAGTCGGAGCGCCGCCACACCAAGCATGGGGTAGTTGATACCTACCAGAGTGCCGTCTTCATCGTATTCGCAGAAGAACCCCAATCCGTTTTCATCCAGATCGTCGGCGATCATGCCGATCAACGGCTGCGCGTCATCAAGATTCAGGTTCTTATCATCCTTCATCCGATATATGCACCACTTCACCTTGCGGAGAGCGGCAACGGGAATGTAGTCGTCCGCGTCCACGATATCGGTCTTCACTGCACGAATCGACTGAGCCGTGCCCATAGTGCCGTCAGACAACACCCACACCGCGCGCCAAGAGCCTGAAGCAAACACATTGTTATAAGCGTTGGCAATACCAGTACCACCACGATTGGGAGCCAATACACCCCAGTTCCACGTCTGAGTTTTAACGTCAATCTCGGCACGGGTATAGCTGTTGCGAGTGATGCTTTCCTGCACACGCTTATCAAGATTGTTCGTCAGCGTCTGCACTTCCTCATACATTTTCGTGATCTGATCGACCATAGGTTTAACGCTGTTGACGATGCTCGGCGGCAGTTCCTGCAACTGGTGTTTGATGTCCGAGAACTGGCGTGCTGTAGCGTCCGCGCTATCTAGACTGAACTTGAATTTGCTCGGCATTATCGTCCTCCTGTTGCAATATAGGTGTGATGGTCCACGCCTGACTAAAATCTATCTCGTACCCGATGATACGGGCGGTACCGTGATTATGGTCGGGGAAATGCTCGGCGTCTTCCTCCACTGTCCACGATATGAGGTCGCCCGGCTTCCATTCCTCATTCACCATTGGAGCGGACAGAAGGCTTAACCCCATTGTGATGGTCTGGGTACCGTTCTGCATCTGCAACAACGAGGACTTGGCGTGTCCGTTCAGCGTCGCCTTGTTCGTGATGCCGGTGGACGGCTGGAACACATATTCCACCATTGGCCTGTTAGGCTGGTTTGCGATCATCCAATCGGATTGCGGACGGTCTCCAGCGTCAGCCGTACTCACAGCCATTACCGCGTTAGCGCCATACCCGTTCGTGTAATCCTCCAACAGGTTGAACGTGGTCATAACGCTTTCATCGAACGTCGTGCTTGGCGTGGTGGAGCCGATATGGTCGGCGACCGTCATCACAGGTTCATAATGCCCGTCGTTGATGGCACGCCATGATGTACACCATTCCGGCCCGTTCAGCACGTTGGCAAGCTCTTGCAGCACGCTTAGCAGGGTCTTGTCGCTTTCCGCCTCATATGTGCGGTCGCGTTTGATCTTACTCGGGGACGCTTCGACAACGAGATTGAAACGGTGGTTTTTAAGCGTGGTGGTTACGAGGTCTTCCACGATTTCGCACTGGTCACGATTCGTGTACGTATGATCCTGTACGTACACGTTATCGAGATAGTGTTCGACGGTTGCCAACGTCAGTGTTAATCCTTCTCCGCGCATTGCACGCTCGCGTTTGACCACGATACCGCCCCACAGGACGGTAGATTCGCGCAACAGGAGTATGGCGACCTGATACGGTGTGGTGGCTTCGTCCCAATTGCGTGGTGCGTTGCGCCACGGGAGCGTGGCTGTTTCGCTGGTTGTTTCCTCGAAACGGTACGTCAGGTGGGTTAATTGCAGGTCGGGGAGTTCGGCTATCACCGTGCCGTCGTTCAACGTGATGGCGACGAACTGCAAGCCTGAACGCTGCCACAGTACACGCGCCGTGTCCGAGTATAAGCCGTTCGACTGCGGCAATCGGTTAGAAATAAAAGGCATCCGGCACCTCCTTAGATGTAAGCCGGGTTGAACGTGACCGTCATACGCGCGTTATCAGATGGTTCCTCGGCGCTGAACATCCAGATGTTCTCCCCTACCTCCGCGTAACTCCATTCTCGTCTGGTCACACTGCCGCGTGCCGGATCGGTGCCATCTATAAGAATCTCATGAGTGGCACCGTTGATAAGAATGTAATGACCCTCACCCAAACTGAGATCGAACGCCATGATATGTCCACTCGGACTATGCTCAACCTGCGGATTGACCACAGGCCCGTCGATACGAATAGTCACCGGACTCGGAGCACTACCCGTGTTAGTAAGTGGCACGCTACCCGACACGGTTGTTTCAGCCCACACCCACATTGAACCCTTGCCCGTGTCTATATCCTCGAAATGATAGGGGAACGTCATACCGCCCTGAGTGTGCGGCAAACCAGTATTGCCGCTCACCGACTGCGTATCGTAAAGATACGAGTCCAAAGCGGTCAGACCGATACTAAATTTAAGAATATTGACGCCAGCCCACTCCACCAGCGGAGCTGAAGACGACTGCATGACCTGCACCTGACGGCTGATGTTCCCCAACTCCACGACAAGCGATTGACTGGTGATATTAAACGAACGATTGAACGCATCCCAAGCGTTGATGCAGCTTTCCGTGCATTTGCCGATAATATGACCCTCGACACTGATCGAGCGACCCTGAGCCACTGGAATATTGCTAAACCAGCCATCCGACCATGCTTTGTCCTTGGTCTGCAAGGTCGAACCAACACCGTCGAACAATCCCGAAACGTTCTGAAACGTCACATGCCACTCACACCCATACGAGTCAGTCCCATACAAGGGAACCCCGTTCAGGGTCAAACGAACATCGCGCGGGTCAAGGGTAAAGATAGCCATACCCTCAGTCTACCCGCGCGGCTTGTCACACGTAATGGAAATTAATCACCCTCACAGTCTCTTGAGCGGCCGCGTTCGGGTCAAGCGCGTTCACCGTGATAGGCGCGCTCACACGCGGGCCACTGTTCGCGTTCAAATTCACCGGGTTGGACATGACTGGCATGGGCGTCACGATGGACGACGGCAGAAGAGAGTCCACCATATCTTCCACCGGACGAGTGGCCGCACGCTCGTTCTCCGATACGCCACGGCCAAGACCAGCAGGAATCATCCGACCGATTTCACGATCGAACACCTTAGACGGGGACGCGATACCCAGCAGGCTCTTGGCACCGTCGATGATACCGCCAACAGCGTCTTTGACTGCTGAGATGGCACCGCCGATGGCGTTCGTGATGCCGTTAATCAGACCCTGAATAATATTCTGTCCAGCGCTCAGCAACCATGATCCGGCTCCGCTAAACACGCCCATAATACGGCTCGGGATACTGGTGATGAAATTCATCATCGAGCTTACGCCACTGCTGACAGCACTGGTGATGCCACTCCATGCACTGCTTACCGCGCCCTTAATACCGTTCCATACACTGCTGAAAATACCGCTGATACCGCTCAGCACGCTTGAGATGACGCCTGAAACTGCATTGATGGCACCGGAAACGATACTTTGGATGCCGTTCCAAACACTGGAAACGATATTCTGGATACCTTCCCATACTCCAGACCAGTCGCCGTTAATCGCAGCCAATACGGTGCTGATTATCGCGTTAATAACGTTCATAACCGAAGTAACAACCGTCTGGATGAATGGGAAAACCGCGTTAATGACGCCTTGAATGTAAGTGCCACAGATTTGGAACGCTGATTGGATGGCGGGTAGCACGGCCTGAATCAACGCAGCGATGTTATTAATCACCGGCGTTACAGCAGTCGCGATAACGCTCATAGTTTGTACGATGTTGCTCACTACGGTAGTCAACACGGGTGCGATGGTCTGGATTGCAGCCATGATAATAGGCATGATTGCGCTGCCGAGATTCTGCAAAGCACTCATAAGCGGCTGGAGAGCCGGAAGCAACTGAGATTGTACGATTCCCACAACTGGTTGAAACGCTGTCTGGAACGTTGTGCCGATTTGTGAGAGAATCGGGCCGATAGTCTGCACTAGTCCCGTAAACACGCCGCTAAGTCCGCTGATTCCCTGCGCCAACATGCTGATACCGGATGTCAACGGGCCTTTGAACTGGTCAAGAATCGTCGTACCCACACCGACCACAGACGCTTCCAGATTACCCATCGCGCCTTCGATAGTGCTGGTGCTGGTAGCGGCTTCTTTCGCGACGTCGGTCATACCCAAGTCCATTATGGCTTGGTTGAATTCATCGGCGCTGATCTCGCCCTTCTCCATCGCGTCGCGGAAATTCCCAGTGTAAGCGCCGTTCTTTAGCATCGCCTCTTGAAGCTTGCCGGATGCACCGGGGATGGCGTCGGCTAGCTGGTTCCAATTTTCTGTGGTGAGCTTGCCAGCGCCAGCGGTCTGCGTAAGCACCATACCCACCGAGCTAAAAGTTTCCGCGTTACCACCGGCAACAGCGTTCAAATTGCCAGCCGCCTCGGCTAGTTTGTCGAAGCCCTGTACGCCGTTCGCGGCAAGCTGAGCGGTCACGTTACGGATATCGCTGATGCTGTAAACGGTCTGGTCGGCGTAAGTCTGAGTGCTGGCGGTGAGCGCGTCAATAGTCCCGGTATCCAGTCCTGCGAAGTTCAGCGTGCTTTTGAACTTGTCCGCAGAGTCGGAGGCTTCGATAATGTCTCCGGTAAGATCACCGATGGCGTCCACAGCCATACCGATACCCGAGGATACTAGCCCGCCAACGGCACCGGCGGCGGCACCGAACTTACCGAACCCGCTGGAAGACTTACTAGCAGACTTGTCAACGTCACTCAACGATTCATCAGCCTGTCGCGCCGACTCTTCGATCTGACGGCTACCCGATTGAATATCTTTTACGCCAGCGTTCCAATCGCCGGTGTTGATCTCGGCGTCTAGGGTCAGTGTCGAGTCTGCCATTACACGTCCTTCCCAAGATTATTGATGATGCTGGTTATCTTCCTGTCGCCATGCTTCGAGAACGCGGCGGCTAAACACTCGAACGTCATGCGATATTGGTCGGCCAGCTTCAAGCGTTGAACGCGGCGTCCCTCTTTTATGAGTTTCATCATCAGGTCGGGGGCCACGTTGTTTTCCAGTACGTCGCGGATAGCCTGCCACCCATACAAGTCACCAAGTTCGGCGAGGATACGAACGGACGGAAGCGGCTTGCGAGCCGCCTCCTTGTGTTTGTAGTTCTTCATCGCCTCCCGTTCGGCGGGAGTAAGCAGGCTATCCCATGACTTCATTATTCGCCTTTGATGTCAACGGTGATGTTCTTCGCCATTAGCCCGCATAACGCGGTCATGGCACGCTGATAGGCAAGGTCGCTACGTTTACGGGTCTGTTCAGCCCATTCGGAGAATTTATCGGCGGGACTCATAAGCGATTCGACCAACGGGAAGATAATCTTTTCGGCGGTTTCTAAAGTCTCACGGTTCGCCACGCCAGCGCTCAGCTTGTCGATTGTCTCAGCATTATCCAAGATCGTGAGCATGTCCTTCGAGCCGAGCGGTCGCATGGTGTACACGGTGCCGTCGATTTTCACGGTGAGGGTGCGGAACGCTTCTCGGGTGTCGATGCTCAAAACAGGGGTAGTCATTATCTTTGCTCCAATCGTGTGATATTATGAATCATGTTGCTTTTATCGGGACCTTTCTCTCCTGCGCCCGCTACCACTAAAATTCTGGTGGCGGGCGTTACTTATGCTCACGCACCGGCGACATTAAAGTTAACCACGGTCTGAACAGTGCCAGCCTTGAACGTGACGGTACCAGTACCGGGCTGCTTCAACTGAATATCCCAAGTACCATCCCCGTTGTCCGTAGCGACAGCCTTAGTGGTTTCAGCTACGGTGGCGGTGATGGTACCAGTCGCACCATTCGGAGACGCCATCACATTCACAGTCACATGATCGCCGACCTTGCCCGAGATGTTCGCCGGGGACGCGGTAAGCGCGGTGACCTGAACGTTCTCCTTCTTGATGGTACCGGAATCCTCGTCGTAGTACGAAGGGTTATCCAGATCAAGTTCGCCCATGACGACGGCACCGTTCGTGCCGGAGGCCATCGAACCGGACAGCTTAACCACGAACGGGTCGGACAGGCTCACGGTGAACTCGCCGCCCGCGCTGATTAGCGCCTGCGGGATACGGAAGTCCTGCGCCGATGAATGGCCATCGCACACGTTATGGATGATGATGTCACGCGGAGTGTTGGAAACGCATTCGTTGCCGCCGAAACGCACCTGACCCGTCTCGGACATCAAACCAGAGATAACACGCTTGAACTTCGCGTTGTGATACAGCTCGGGGAACAGCATGCCGAGGTAGCGGACGCTCGGACAGATAATGTTCAGCTCGAAACTCATTTCCTCATATGAGCCATTCGGTACGTTGATGGTGCCGGACTGCGAAGCAACCTCGGTAGTGCCGGGAGTCAGGGTAATGGTGCCAGCTTCATCCTGAACGTAGTCGGGGGAGATCACCATATCGTCGATGTAGACTGTCTTCTTGCCAATAAGGGGGTAGGAAGCCATTGTTTGTCCTTTCGTCGGGCGGGACTGCACACGCGGCGACTAATGGACGGTTCCTATTCTACCGTTTCGGGGGAGAGTTTGTAATCCACGTTGAACCGGATGCTTTTCACCCAGCGTCCTTCCCCGTCGATGGCGTCCATGTCGATTGCGGTCGCCGGATGCACGCGGATTGATACAAAGTCAATATCAGCGATGGGGTTGCATGTCAGTCGGCAATACTCATGCAGACGATTGTTGACGAAGTGCAGGAGCCGGAGCATCAGACGGCCTTGTTCGATCACGTCGAAATAGCGGCTACTGATAGTGAGCTGATCGGTGTACAGATCGCCGTTGATGCCCACGGTGTTCGCGTTGACCCAGATTCCTTCGGCGTTCGTGACGCTACCCGTGTCCAGTACTGGGCTGGTGCCGAAGAACAGTGTCTTTCCGTAAGTGCCGAAGCCTTCGTTTTGGAGGGTCATGCACATGGCCAGATCAATCATGATGGAGCTCCTATCCTAGGTTGAAATATGATTTAGCACGGCTAGCGGCAGTGTTCCTAGCCCGCTGGAGGTAGCGTACCGTGTTCGGGTGCAACCGGTTCGTGTGTTCGCGGATACGTGCGTAAGGCACGCGACTGTTGCCGAACGTGATACGCCACTTTACGGTGGAAAGTTGTTGGAAGCGTCCGCTGTTACGCAAAGCGCCGGTGAGTACGGGAGCGTTTTGACGTGCCATCTTGAGGATGTCTGTCATCATCTTCACTCCGCCCTCGTTCAACTGTTGGGTGGAGAGCTTCCGCGCCCAATCGGCGGACAACTGTAATCGGTAACTCATATGCTGTCCCTTCCATACGGGTTCCCGTACACGGTGATGAACCGAGTCTCCCCCATGTCCATATCATCGCCGCGACTGGCTTGCGTGACTTGGTACACTCTGCCATCGGACAATTTCACCATGAGATCGGGCCATAGTTCCATGTTTCCCCGCAAGTTCTCGGGAACCGTGTCCGTTTGAATATGGAAGCGTCGACTGCTGATACGCGAACCGTATTCGGTCGGCTGGTCAGACTGTGTTGAATGCTTCACAATCACCTGCAAGTCGGCCAGTTTTTCGTTAGGCAGACCGGGAGCCGTGTACCGCCAAAGCGTCGCTGTCTGGACTTGGTTCGGGAACAAGCGGAACGGGTCACAGAGCGTTGCCATAAGCGTAGTCACCCCCCATGTAATCCTGAGCGTTGAGCCACCACGGTAATTGATGATGCTTGCGAGGCATGGAGAGAATGCCACCAGTCTGGACTCCGTTCCGGCATAGGCTCCACTGGTTGATAAGCGACTGGTACGGGGTCAACGCGCGTTCCATAGCCGTCTCGCTGATTGTTGCGTAGCTTACGCTCACATCCTCGATGCTCTTCGACGTGATGCGGTCTGTCTGTTCAAGAACGCTCTGGTCTGCCTCTATAACAGCCGCCAAGACCGAAGATAATGGGGCGGGGAGCTTGGCGAACCCGTGCGTTCCGGTCACGGTTATTGCCGTGCCGACATTAAGACATTGCGCGATTGTCAGACAGTTGGCGTATTTGGTTTCGGGCGTCCACCCGTCGCCCATATCGTAGTTCACGCGAAAATCGAGCTTCACACCGTCGGTGGTCTGCACGTTGGTCACATCCGAATACCATGCCGGTAACGCTATGTGGCGGCCATCTCCTACGACAATTCCCACGTAATCATCCGTAATCGGGAATAGGTCTTTTTGGCATATGATGTTGGCGAGGTCTGCGAGCGCGGCGTCCTTCCATCGCGCGTAGACCGTCTCTCCCACTTGATCGATTACGCTTGCGTCGATGTCCATGATCGCTCCTTCCGAAAATGAGTTAGGCCCTACCTCCCATTGTAGGAGATAGGGCCTTTGCGGTGCAGTCCCGCTACTTTTAGGGTAGCGTGTCAGGCGGACGCCATGAGACCTGCGTCGATCAGGGCGTTAACCACGTCGGCAACCGAAGCTTTGTTCGGGTCAACGTGAGCGGCCTTAGTGATCGAAGCAGCGGGACCAGCTGGGCCAGCAGGCCCCTGCGGGCCAGCCAGACCTTGCGGACCACGCTCACCCTGCGGGCCAGCCGGACCTTGCGGACCCGTCAAAGACACTGGTCCGCCGGACTCGTCCACAAAGTTGATGACCTTAACCGTGTTCAGGTTGTCTTGTGGCAGCGCCTTGCCGCCGACTCGTGCGTACATTTCAGCGTTCATCATTCACCCTTCGGCTTGATGACCACGGCGGACTTCTCCGCGTCCAGACCGCCACCAGCGTAAATCTCCTGAAGATACTCGTTGGTGTTAGTGGACAGCGCGAAGTTAGTGAAAGCCTCGATGGAGGTATCGCCAACCACCGCGTAGTGAGACGCGGACATGATGACGCCCATAGTGGTGGTGTCGTCCGTGTCCGTCCACCATTCAGGGGTGATGATCTGGTTAACGCCGAGGGCGCGGGCCAGAGTATCGTCACCGCCGAGAGCAATGTACGTATTTCCGTTAGCGTTTGCGGACATCAGCAGGTCGGCCACGGTGTCAGCGTTGCACAGCAGCACCTTGTTGCCCTGAGCGTGAACCATGTGGGAGGCGCGCACGAAGTCCATCAGCGGAGTGTCATCTGTCATGGTGTAGGAGAGCGCGAAACGGTTGCCCTTCCACTCGGACGACTTGTCTGCCGCGTCGGTCACAACGGAACGGAAATGCGCCATGTCCGTGTAGCCGCCGAGCGTAATTTGACGTTCGATGGTCTGGACGATGTAGTTCGGGAGTTCCTGCAACACGTAGCGGAGCAGAGCGCCCGGACGCTGGGTGCGACGGATATCGCCCTTGTTCAGCGTGATGTACTTGTAGGTGTAGTCGGCCTGAAGCTCACGCTTCACGAACGAAAGCACCTGTTCTTTCTTCTTCGTGCCGTAGGAGGCCACAGGGTAGCCGTGAGCACGGGTCTGGTCGGTCAGACCGGCGATATTGCCGCCGATGGTGAGACGATCCATGCCGGTCTTACGCAGCAGGTTCCACAGGCCGGAACCGCGCGTGTTCAGCGCGTCCGCGATTGTGGTGATTGCCGCAGTCGGGATGAACTTGTTCACATTGTCACCGTCAACGCCGAACGATGCGGTGTCCGACATGTTACGGTTCACGGTGTCAGCCCACTCACGGTGGAACGCTTCGACACCCTTGTTATCAGTGTCGATCAGGGCGCGTTCGAACGCGATCATGGCGTCGTCGGAGTCAAGCCACGTCTTACGATCATGCGAGAACTTCACAGTACCCGACTGGTGGGCGGCGTGGTTGGCTTTGTTGATGATGATGGTCTGGCGACCGTTGGAAGTCTGCACGGGTTCCTCCGGTTCCGGGGTGCCCTCGCCCTCGCCCTCGCCTTCCTTCTGGTTGGTGATGGCAGCGGTGATGTCATCGAGAGCGGACTGCATGATGTCACCGATGGAATCGGTGAGCTGTTCCGCCTCGTCCGGCGTGAGTTTGAACTGGGCGATGGTACGCGCCAGTTTCTTCAGGAGTTCCGGGTTCATGGTGTCTCCATTCTTGTTGTTGCGGCTGTTGATTGCGGTGAAAGCGGCCCTTGGGTCGGCCCCACGATATACAACGCTGATTTCCAGTAGTTCGCCATCGTGGATGATACCGTCCTTGCCGGGACGCTGGTTGAATTCAACGGTGATGCTGAAACTGTTGGTCAGGCATCCGTCGGCGGCAAGCTGTCGGATACGTTCGCCTTGATCTACCTCGCTGAGTTTCGCTTCGGCCATTAGTCCGGCGTCGGTCATCCAGAGTCGGGTGATGGCACCCGCTTGGCATTCGATGCTGGGCATGTGGTCGATCAGGAGCGGGAGAGATAGTTTGTCGGACTCGGTGAGATCGGACACGAGTTTCAGAGTGCCGTCGATTAACGGCGCTTTCAGTGTCTTCAAATCTACGGTGAGTCCGTCGCACATCACTTTGCCGCTGTTGGCGAGGAAGGTGAGGGTACGGCCATTGGTTTCTGGGGCACCGCTGTTGGCGAAGCTCTTACGAGTCTTCATTTTGACCCTTTCAAATAGTAGGGTAGTGGTGCGGTCGAACGTCCTTAATGGGCTTAATGTTCTGCCCCCATAGTAGCACGATGCGATACACGTCCAAACCTTTGCAGTTCGGGCACTTCAATGTAACCATCGTGTCACGGGCGCAGGAACCCAAGTAGCGTCCGCACCGTTTGCAATGGATGTCATACGTCATGATTCCACCACCTCGTAATCCTCGTAGCACCGGCAGTTGGGGTGTCCGTTCGGGGTCTGCATACTCTCGAAATTGTTCACGTAGGTACGGTCGCCGACCTCAACGCTGGCGTTCTCAGCCAGATACGTGTCATCCAATGCGATGCGGTTGCCTTCCATATGTCGGCAGAATTCGCACACTTTGCCGTCGCCGCTTGTACGCCATACCTTGTCCAGTCGGACGCCAAGAGTCTCGCTGAGATTGCGGGCGCTGTACAAGCTGCCGAGCCGCTGGGACTGCACGGTTTCGCACCGGGCAATCAGTTCGGCGTGATCGTTGCCCATGCGTTCGAGCTCGTCACGCAGGCGTTCGGCGTCCCACTGTTCCACGTCGGCCCTATTCACCAGTTCGAGGACGTTGTTCGTGATGGTCTTGCTGGTGGACTTGGCGATGCTACGCAAGTGTTCCACGTAGGCTTCATGCACCGTATCAGGGATTTCAGTCCAGAAGTAGAGTTGCCGCCAATCATCGGCAGTGTAGTTCTCGACTTCCACGGCAATGGAGCTTTCGGGGTGGACTTCCGCCCACGCGGTAATGACCTGCTCCAACTCGTAGCCGGTACGGCGTGCGTAGGCGGCGAGGTTGGTCATTAGGTCATCTTCCACGTCGTTTATCCACTGGTCGCCGATGGCTTCCAAGTCGTCGCGGAGTCCGTTCTGGGAGCGGCGGGCCATGCGGATGACTCTGTCCACGTAGGTTCGAGTGGCGGGCAGAATGCGTTTCTCAGTTGCGGTCTCCTGCGGTTTGATATTACGGCTATACCGTTTTGCGGCTACTGGGATAGTCAGCGTCGGAGCCTGCTGATGCAAGTCAAGACGCTTGTACGAGTCGGGTAAGCCGAGCGCGTCCACGGCAGATTCCAGACTGGCACCCATGTTCAGGAGCTGGGTGAGCGAGTCAATGCGTACCTTCTGGATGTCGGCCTGAACCTTCTCTACGTCGGTTTGGGAAGGCAGATCGAGGTCGAAAGTGATGCCATACCCAAGTCCACCGGTGATACGGTCTAGCTCGAACTGCCATTTATCCCACACCGTCATACACAACGGCTTCAGCGTATTCTCGATGAACGCGCGTTCCGCTTGTTCGGCGTTGGCGTAGGTTTGCCCGTTGTCGATGCCACGAATAATATCCGGGACAGCGAGCGCGTTCGACAAGCGGTTGTTCACCACATCGTTGACGGTCTGCAAGTCTAGACTATCGTTGTCGTTCTGGAATGGCACCCATACGAGTTTGCTGGTGGTGCTGGGCTTATGGGTCATAGGGTCAACCGGGATCATGTTGTATACGATTCCGTTGTTGTTGCCTGCGCCTCGGAATGTGCTTTCGAGGCGTTCGCGGTTGCGTTGGAAGTCTTCAGTGTTTTCCGATACGATGCCGAGCATTCCAGCGGGTACCGCGTTGTTGCCGAAGAAGCCACGCTCGTAGTCGGCGATCATATCGTCTACGTTGGCCCACTTCTTCACGGTCATGGCGGGGGCGATGCCGCGCGTCGGATCGTTCGGATGCTGGCTGTAGCTAAGGGCGATGGTTTCGTCTCGGGAAAATTCGTAGACTCGTTCGCCGTCGCCCAAGTCCATCGTGACGCGGTGATACCAGTCCGAGCGAGAAGAATTGTACTGGCGGCTGTTTGACGGTAGCAGCGTATATCCGATGATGTTGTCGGCTGTAATGTCTCCGCCCGGCCCGTTAGTTGTCCAGATCAGTACGTCCAAGTGGGATTGGGTGAGGATGGTGGCGCAAACGATCTTGAGGAATTCCAAGCATGAATACGTGTCGTTTGGCGCGTAGAGCGCGGCCAGTGGTGCGGGGGCGGGGTCGATGCGCCTGTTGTCCGAGTCCACGGCGTAGGGGATTATCGTGCTGAACCTTTGGGCGATAGCGTTTACATAGGGGAACACGTTGTCGTAGGTGTCGTGCATGGGGATGGTGTTGCCGCCCATCGGCTGCCAGATGTTCCCGCCCATCGGTGTGGGGGACATACTGGGCGCATGGTTACGGTCGAACGCGCTCATAAAACCTTCACGGAGATTGTTCAGCAGGCTCACAGTTTCCTCGATTCGTCATAAGACCCTGCGTCTAGTCTACCGGGTGCAACGCATAAACCTAGCAAACAGCAACGTCCCACGATGGAAGTTGCAGCGGCTTGTAGTAGGCGAGAAGGACGCTGTCCGCTAGATCGGGGCTACCAGTCTGATTCTCTGTTTTGTAGTCTTTCTTCCGCTGCACTTCGCGTAGGTTTCTGTTGTTGATTGCCCATTCACGGGTGCTGAGTTCCTGAAACAGTTCGGCTCGGTGTTCCAGATTCGGGTTGATGGTGATTTCCGAAAGCTGTTCGGCAAACTCGAACCATAATTCCGAACTGACTGCCGGATAGCGGTCGGGATGCTTGGGCTTGGCTCCGAAGTTGACGCCGTCCACTGGTTGGTTTCGGCTGCGGAGAATATCCGTTACTCCTCCGCCCACGCCGGTATCGTCCACGTTGATGATGCTTGGATGATGTGTCCCGGCAAGCGTGATTATGCGTTCCGCTGTTTCGACAAGACTGGTCTTGCTCCAGCTCACGAGGTCTACTAGGTGACGTCCCTTTACGATGGCTACGGCGGTTCGGTCGGCTCCGTATCGGGCCACGTCAACGCCGAAGCTCACGCCGCCCTCTGTTTGAGGTTGGCGTTCGGTCGCGTCTGTGAGTTGCTGCCAGCTTATGATCTGGTTGATTGTTTTCTCGTATGGCATTCCTTCCCAGATGTGGGCGAAGTCTGGGTTGTTTCGTGATTCTTCGACCTGCTGTTTGATTTCCTCGGGAAGGATTCCGGCTTGTTCCGCGTCACGCCATGTGGTGTGATGGTGGGTGGTGCGTTGTTGGGTGAGCTGGCTGGGGTGGGTGACGAAACGTGTGGTTATCGCATCCTCCGGGGTTAGGGGGTTACGGGTGAAGATAATGGTGCTGCCGTTCTTTCGAATGGTCGGCAGCAACACGTCTAGGCTATGGTCGGTGATGAACTGGGCTTCCTCGATCCAGCACCGGTCTACACCTTCGATGCCTTTCAACGTGCTTTCGGGGTCTTCGTGCAAGCCCTTGAACCAGAACACACTGCCGTTGACGTGGGTTATTTGTTCGCGGGTGATGGTGAAGCCGGGAAGCTGATAGCGGCTGATGATGTCCGCTAGGAGCTGTTTGACGCTTTCCTGAATGCTGTTCTGGAATTCGCGGGTGCATAGGATGCGGGTGGGGTACATGCTGGCTTCGAGCGCTAGGGCTAGGGCTACGCTGGTGCTTTTCGCGCTTGAACGGCCTCCGCTGTAGTCGTAGTAGCGGTATGGCGGATTGTCACGGTCATGGAGGAAGAACAGTAAATCTTCGTATGCTTTGGGGATTACGAGGTTGAATGTTCCGTTTTGTTCCATAATGTGCGCGCGATTCTCAATAGTATGGTCTTCACCCGAGGAAACCCGAGCCTTATTGAGAATAATAGGCTCGGGTTTGTTCACTTCACCGTGACATTGATCGTAGGCGGCTCGTACATCTGAACCGTCTGGTCAACCTGTTGGCGGGGCATGCCCTCGGTACGGTTGGCAATGTCCTGATAGGCGCGGAATGATCTCTCACCGTCTTTCTTCGATTCAAGAACACGACGTAGGGCGATCTGTTCGGCTTGGGTCAGTTCGTCCATACGCTGCACCCATTCCGCGAGTTCCTCGTTCGTGAGTTCAAGGAATTGCTGGAGGTTGTATTTCACGCTGCCGCGTTTTGTCCATTTACGACTGCGGTCTTGTGGGCGTTCTTGGAAGCCGCCTTTACCGGTTGGATTGTTCACGCCTCCGGTGATTCTGCCGTGTGCGTCGCGGGTTACGTTGCTCATAAGGGGTATTTTACGCTTTCTTGAGTTTAGTTTGTTGTTGGTGTTGGTTGATGATGGTTTGTATTTCTTCTGGGGTGGTGTTGAGTAGTTGGGCGATGTATTCGGTGTTGTAGTGTTTGCGGTGCCATTGGAGGGCTAGTTCGGTTTTGTGTTGGCTGAGGGGCAAGACAATGTGATAGACGAGGTTGTATGGGTAGTAGGTGATGAGGCCATT